CCTCAGTATACCCTGGAGTAAACTCACCTTTTTGATAACTAGGTCTGTGTCCACCACCACCCTTATCGTGACTAGGTCGGTGTTCGTGTCTATAATCGTCAAAAATCTCTTCTTCATTTGTAACTGTCATATCAGTATAGAAATCCTCAGAATCTCCGACTTCCGCGTCTACTGGTGGTGTTAATTGTTCGTTATATTGTTTTTCCATTAAACGAGTTAACTGTTCTTCACTAACCATTATTTCCTGAGGTGTAGACCCATAAGTTTCATGAATCTTCTTGGTTTTACCCAAACCCTCTAATATACTAGATTTTTTTAAATTAATTTTTTTCATTTTTATACGTTCTCAAAAGATGCTCCTGTTGGAGTTATTAGGAATTCAACACTAATGAATTCTAGAGACCTTGTTGGTTTAATGTAAATTTTACCTTCCAACGTATTTTGGTCTATTAATTGTGGGTCATCAGATAATATAACTCTAAAGTCAGTTAAACCTCTTTCTCTTCTAATTGAGTCTAGGATTGGGTTTACTAAGTCTAAGAACTCATTTCTAACTTGTTCGTCATTTTGTTCGAATAACAATCTAACAGCAACAGCCGATATAAGTTTTCTAGCTTGTAGTAATAATCTTCTAACATTAATTCTATCTAATGCCGACTCTCTAACTTGTAAAGTTTTATTACCCCAAATTACAGTACCTACATCTGAATAAGTTGCTATTGGGTTGATTCTACCTTGATATAATGTATCTCTTTCATCTAATGTAAGTTTCTTTCTTGCTTTTACAGCGTTTACAATACCACGAGTATAACCAGCCGATGCAAACCATGGGAATGATATGTTATCAGTCAAGGCGATGTTTCTCATTACTTCATACGTTGGTGGTATGTAGATTCTTACATTATTTTCTGTGTCGTTATTTAAAACCCAAGGATAGTAAGTAGCCGTATAGTTGGAATCTATTCCTGTATTTTCTAAAGCTTGAACCGCGTTTAGTGGTGAAACTATACTAGCTACGTCACTTGGTGTTGCTACAAACATGTTATAATCTGGTGTTGTTGTAACATATAGTGAATCCGCTCTATCATCTTCAATCATTTCTATAGATTCTTCTACTAAATTACTATTATTAACATAATCAATACCTGGTGTAGCGAATATGTTAATGTTAACCGCTTCCGGATTAGCGAATGTTTGTATAGCGTCTAAATATGGATAATAATCTGTACTTGCGTCTATAGTACCAATTGGTTTAAATGAACCGTCTCCCGTAGCGTTAGGATATTCCGTAGTTGGACATGCTCCTGCTAAATAACCACTTTGTCCTCTTCTGTATGCGTCCGAATTACTTCTAGTTTTTCTATAAATGTCCCATCCATCAAAACCACCATATGGTAATACAGTGAATTTTCTAGAGTTTAATCTATAATAAGGGTCAGTAATTAAAGTAGGCTCTTTACTAAATGTTGCATCTCCCACAACAAACTGGTCTGTTAAACCTGAAGTTCCACCATTTGGACAACCACAATTAATAGTCGCACATAACTCACCTTGTGTGTAAAGACAAGTTGCGTTTTTATCCATGTGGAATCCTTGTGTTAAACAAGGCCAATCGTTACCTGTTGGGTCTGCACACTTATCAATAGGTGCTTGTTTTCCTTTATACTGGAAGAAGTCTGGGTCAATTCCAATAGTATCTGAAATACCTAAATAAACCTGTCTTGCTTTGTCACCCGCACTAATTACTTCATTACTACCTCCTGACGATGTTCCGAAAGGTGGGTTATAAATTATTTCTCCTGGGTAATCATATTTTTTCTTATAAAGAACTGTTGGGTTCTTTCTGTCTGCGTATTTTCTAAATTGGTAACCTTCAAATCCACAAGGTAACGCTGTCCATAAAGTGTCATCCACATCTATATCTGGATTCATTTCTAACATTGCGTATCTACTCATTAATTCGTAAGTACCATCTGATGTACCTATTTTCTTACCGATATAACTATTTAAAGTCGGATTTAAACTACATCTACTGTATTTTTCTAAAATTATAGGGTTAGCATCAGTATCGTTAAAGTCTCTAATTACAAAATCAAATTCGTTTCTTTCAAAACTAATATTAATAATTGAAAATTTAACTGCTCTATTTGCTGCTTCA